GTTCGTCTACACTGGACACACAAAAGCTGAGTACCACGTACCCGGCAACAGCATACTAGGTAACACAGATGGTGCACCTCCAGTAGCTGAGAAGACCATCACTATAGATGACCTTCTAATCTCTAGTGCTTTCGTTTATGAACTAGATGAAACACTAGCACACTACGAATTACGTGGTGAAATTTCCAAGAAGATTGGATATGCTCTTGCACAGAAATATGATAGACTAATCTTTAGAGCTATCGCTAAAGGTGCTAGACAAGCTTCTCCAATCTCTAAGTCAGGCTTTGTCGAGCCCGGCGGAACACAGATCAGAGTTGGTACAAACAACCAAGCATCTGACGCATACGTTCCAGCTTCTCTAATCAATGCTTTCTATGATGCAGCTGCTGCACTAGATGAGAAAGGAGTAAGCTCTGAAGGACGTGTTGCTGTGTTGAACCCAAGACAGTACTACGAATTAATACAAGGCGTTGGTACTAACGGTCTTATCAACAGAGACGAGCAAGGTACAGGACTACAGTCCGGACAAGGTATCATTGAAATTGCAGGCATCAAGATCTACAAGTCAATGAACATTCCATTCTTCGGATCATACGGTACTAAGTACGGTTCTGCATCTGCAACAAACCCCGGTGTAACAAGCCCCGGAAACGTAGGATCATTCGTTGGTGAAGCAGCAGAAGACGGTAGAGCTTCTGTAACTGGAATCAACAACAACTACGGTAACGCTACAGACTTCGCTAACAGCTGCGGACTTATCTTCCAAAAGGAAGGTGCTGGCTGTGTAGAAGCTATCGGACCACAGGTTCAGATTACTTCAGGTGACGTTTCAGTTGTTTATCAAGGTGATGTAATCCTAGGTAGACTCGCAATGGGAGCAGACTTCTTAAACCCTGCTGCTTGCGTTGAGTTAGTTGCTGGTGCTGCTACAGGATCTACAGGTAATGCTGTATTCGGTAACACATACCCAGCTAACGCTAACTAATTTTTATTTTATATACGGGAGCTTCGGCTCCCCTTTTTTATTATGCCTTTTCCAACCACAAATGCTACACAAGAGCTACCAGCTATAAACCAGATACTCACATCATGTGGTCAGGCTCCTGTAACTACACTAGACCAAACCAACCCGGAAGTTGCGATTGCTTATGATACACTGTTACAGGTGTCCCGAGATGTACAATCAGAGGGCTGGACCTTTAACAAAGAGTATCACTATGAGTTTACAAAAGATAACAATAATGAAATACTCATACCTAACAATATAATACAAATTAAACTCACCGAAAACGCACAGAACACACCATACCATGCTGTACGTAGAAGTGGTAAATTATATGACAGACAGAATCATACATTTGAATGGACGTATAGTCCTGTAGAATGTGATGTAGTCTGGGAGTTTGACTTTATAGATCTTCCAGAACCTATACAAAATTACATCAAAGCCAGAGCAGCTACCCTTGTGTCTGGTAGAATAGTAGGAGACGACGATCAGTACACACGACTCAAATCTCAAGAATTAGAAGCCAGAGCTTTAGCAACTGAATATGAAACTAGCCAAGGGCAGTTTACTATGTTTGGTCATCCACAAGACTCTCAAAACTACTATCAAAGCTATCAACCATTTCACGCTTTACAACGATAATGCCAGCAGTTACTCAGCGAGTTGACGATTATCTTGGTGGAGTATCTAGACAATCTGATGATAAGAAACTTCCCGGTCAAGTCGAGGAGTGTATCAACGGCTATCCTGATCCAACCTTTGGTCTTACAAAGAGACCGGGGTTTCAGCATATAGGAAATCTAGGTACAGGCACAACATACGACAACTCTAAGTGGTTCTTTATATCTAGAACCGATACAGAAAAATATATAGGATGTATTACACCAGCGTCAGGAGGCTCTACAGGAGCCATTGCAATATGGAATGCTGTAACCTTTGCCGCATGCACTGTTACGTACGGTACAGGGGCTCAGGCGTACCTTACAGGAGCACGTAGAGACTATGATATACTGACTATACAAGATAAATCAATTATAACAAACAAAACTAAAGTAGTAGCTAAGATAGCTGATCCTACATTTAATGCTAATAGACAAGGTACATATAAGATATCAGGTACATCAATAGAAACTACATATAGTGGTTCTGTAGCTGGCTCTAACTGGACAGTTACTACAGATAGTGATGACACATACTCTGACGCACTAACTAAAATAAAAACAGCTATTGATGCTTTAAGTATATCAGGTTTAAATACTACTAAATTAAAAGATAGTATACGCTTGACACGTAATGCATCATTTACACTTACAGGTACAGGTGGACCTTTTGCTAATCAATTAACTGTATTTCAAGATCAGGTTCCTACCCTAGTTGAGTTACCAAGTGAGTCAGTACATAACCATGTAGTTAAAGTTGTTAATAGCGGTGCATTAACTAAAGCATACTATCTTAAATATGTAGCTAATGATGGGACATCTGGACCGGGTTACTGGACAGAAACAATAGCTCCCGATACATCTACAGGATTAGATAATTCTACGATGCCACATGAGCTCGTAAATACAAGTGTTAATAACTTTACATTTCAACGTATAACATATGCGGCTCGAGATGTAGGTGATGATGAGACTAACTCACACCCATCATTTGTAGCTGGTAAAATAACTCAGTCTTTCTTTCACAACAACAGACTTGGTTTCTTATCTGGTGACACAATATCTATGAGTCAGTCAGCTAAGTTTTTTAATTTCTATCATACATCGGCACAGATTGTTACAGACTCAGATCCTATAGATTTAAGTGCTAGTACGACTAAACCGGTTGCACTTCATAGTGTACTACCATCTAATCAAGGTCTTGTTTTATTTAGTGCTAATCAGCAGTTTCTTATGGGATCTAATGATGGCATACTAACACCAACTAAAACAGTTATACGGACTATAGCTAACTACGAAATGGATACAGTTATTGACCCTGTTGATACTGGTACTACAATCAACTTTATTAGTAAGACACCTAGTTATACTAGAGTCTTCGCTATGATCACACGTGGAGAAAACGAAAACCCACAGGTAGCTGACATAGGTAAGGTTGTAAACGAATGGATACCGGCTGATATGGATACACTTATATCCAGTGCTCAGAACCAATTCATTGCGTTCTCAGGACAAAGTACAAGATACATATATTTATTTAGGCAGTATGTTGAAGGAACTGATATAAAATTACAGACATGGTTTAATTGGCAAGCTCCCGGTACTGTACAAACTATAGCGTCTGATTCTGATGAATTTTTTGCTGTAACAAAACAGGGCGGACAGTTTACACTTAGCAAAGCTAGCCTTAGTCAGAGTCCAGAAGATGCTATTATTGTTAATAATGATGGACAGAGACTAAATCCATGTATAGATTTATATGCTACAGCTAGCTCAGTAGTTTGGGATGCTACTAATGAATTTTCTAAATGTTTCATTCCTTACAACGACGCTACTAACCTAACACCAGTCTTAATAATTAAAGGTACTACAGCTACAGGTCAATTTATTGAATCTGGATTTACTATATCTCCAGAGCGTGTAGTAGAAAGTGGTAATACATATTTTAAAGTACCATTTAAAAACTTAACAAGCATTGCTAGTGATGTTATTGTAGGATATAAATATGATTTTGATGTGACGTTACCTAAGACATATTACAAGGTAGATGATGACATGAAGATTAGTGACTTTACTGCTAACCTAACAGTAGCTCGTATGAAATTTGCTGTAGGTCTATCAGGAGTTATGGGTTTTAAACTAAAGTCTAAAGGTATACGTCAAGGTAAACGAGAATATACAGGCGATGGATCTACTACAGTATTCAACTGGGTAGATGATGATTTAAGTTATGTAGATGATGACCAGATCAAAGTTAAATTAGATAACGTGGTTACTACTGCATTTACTGTAGACACAACAAGTGGTACTGTACCTAAAATTACATTCAGCTCTGCACCAGCTAATGGTGTTAAGATACTTATATATCTTGATGAGTGGTATAGTTTAAATCCAGTAATTAAAGCAGATCAATACTTAGCTAACGATATACCTATATCAGATCATACTATATTTACATTACCTATACATCAAAAAACAGATAACTTTACACTAAGATTATTCAACGATTCACCGTTCCCTGTCTCTCTAAACTCTATGATGTGGGAAGGAATATACTCACCTAGATTTTACAGGAGAACTTAATGGCACTACCATATATAATAGCAGCCGGTGTTGGATTGTATGGAGCTCATAAAAGCTCGCAGTCAGCGAAAAAAGCAGCTCAAACACAAAACGCACAGACAGAATCTCAGTATAAATATGATATGCAAGCTTGGGAAATGCAAAAACAAGCTGCTATCGCTGATAGAGATTTTGCTGTTCAAGAGATACAAGCAAAAGCTCAACAAGAAGGACAACTAGCTGCATTTAGAGATGCTACAAATCTAAGAACATATAATTATAATTTACAGATCCGTAACATGGAACAAAATACCAATGAACGGATGTATAAGAAATCTAATGATATTTACTTAGGTCAGACAACAATGAATCGTCTGGAAGAGCAAGCAGCTCTGAATGATGAACAGCGAAAGCTTACAGAAATAAGAGCAGAAAAATTATATGAAGAGAATGATGAGTACCTTGACTATTTAATAGCAGAGGGGGAAATCAGATCGAGAGGTCAAACTGGTAGATCAGTTGACAAAGCTCAAAGTACCAAAGTATTAGAATTTGGAACTAAATTAGATTTATTAGATTTAGCATTAAATAACGCTACAGCAGAATCACAAAGTGCTGTTGACGCTATAAGTCGAGGACGAGTAGTTTCTGATTTAAACGCTTATGCATCAAAAATGTTAGATCCCGGTATATTACCGACACCAGTACAACCGTTAGCAACACCTCAAGCAACGTATCAATATCCACGGGTATTACAAGATTATGACTTCGGACCTCAACCTATTAAGGGAGCAATGGCTTCTCCTTCAGCAGCAGCTACTAGAGTCTGGGGTACATCATTAACAAGTCTTGCAGGGACAGCAGCGAATATAATCCAAAACATTTAAAATGGCAAAAAGGAGTAAAAGTTTCCGGAGGTACGCTTCCGGAGGCAATCCACGATTTAGTACTTTGGACGCTGGCTTAACAGCAATGAGACAGCAGTCCGATACTCAAATCAGACAATTAGAAAAACTCTCCGGTCAACGAGAGAAACAAGATAACATCTTTGTTAGAGCTCTTGAAAGTAAACTCGCACGAGAAGCTGAAAATAGAAAAGAGGTATATGAAATAGAGGAAATTGCTCCTCGTAAGATGAGGGCTGATGCTTTAGAAACTAATAACCAAAGGCGTCAGGATAGATTTCAACAAACAATAAAAGAACAAGAAGATTTAGCAAGCACATGGGGAGAGTTATCTCCTACTATTGCTGAAGCTACCTTCAAACTTGCATCTGCTACTCAAGATTATGTTAATATTCAGAATGCAACTGATGATTATAAAGAACTTGTACAATCCGGTTACCTGAATGATTTATCAAAGTTTCATGATATACAAGTTAAAGAAGGTAATAAAATAGTTAGTGCACATGTAGATCTAATAAACAAAAAAGCAGCAGAGTATTTAAAAACTGGTGATCCGACTGTAAAGAAAGAACACGACGTTTTATTGTATAAGTATAAAACTAGGAACCCTAAATTACAGGATTTAAAAGCTGCCGATATAGAAGCTGATATTGATGGTTTTGTTCGTGATTTTATATCTATGATGGAAGATCCTAACTCTGAGAATCCAGTCAAGGTAGATCATACGAATGTAGCTGCACTTTTACAGTTTCGTGGTGCAGAAGTTTGTAGACAGATAGGAGTTAATCCTAAGTCTAAAGCAGGCTTAAGGATAATGAAGGCTTTTAGAAAGAAAGGTTTAGAGTATCAAGAACAATACACTCTTGGTTATGAATACAACAGAGATTCAGCAGTAGTTAATGGTCAGATAGATATTATTAAAGATTCACATAAGAGCAATGATTATGAAAGTGCTAATAATAATTGGAAGATTATGAGTAGCACTTATTCAACTCTACCTGTAGAAAGCAGATCTGGAGAATGGTCTGCACCTATCAATGTTAATCCAAAAGAATCATTTAAAGATTTAGCGATTGAGTTAATGTATAATCCAAGATATGCAAATAATTGGACATTATTCTCGGAAGAAGTATTAGGTAAAAATTCAGCTAACAAGTATGGTTATGAAATTGTAAATCCAGAAGGTGATATTACTAAGAAACATAATCGTATCCTTGGTAAACATCCTAATCTTGAAAATGAGTTGCTGGTAGAATGGGGTAGAATACATGAAGGTGTTAAGAAAACAGAAAAGAAAGCAATAGAGGCTAAACAAACAGTTGATGCTACAAAATTTATTGATAAAGTTAAAACCGGATTTTACAGGAAATCTGAGAATCAAGGTAAACTATGGAAAGATTTTAAATCATATCAAAATAATCCTATAGCTGTTGCAGCACTAGGACGTAGTTTAGGTTTTGCAGATGAATCACTTGATCCTAATCTTCTTCATGATACACTATTTAAAGCTTTACGTTCGGGAGATACAGAAGCTATCGTTTCAGCGTGGATTTCTGCTGATGAAAGTAATCAAGAAATTAATTTTGCTCATAAAAGTCTAGGTGAACTAGCAGAAGTTTTACATCAACCTATCGACAAGTTAGATAATAAATTAGTTAAAATAGGTGAGTCTAAAATTACATCTATTATAAAAGATAATGCACTAAACAAAAGTAGACATTTTTCTGCCGAAGGTATGGACAAAGAGATGGCTTCATTTATTGCTACTTATTTTATACAAAACAGAAATAACTACGAAACTGCTGACCAGACTTATCAAGCAGCTACGACTGAACTTAATGCTATGTTAGGGATTAATGCTGATGGAACTTTACAAAAACCAGATAGCAAAACAAGAATCAGAGGCTTTGGTCAATTTGCACATAGAGTCGGTACTACTGGAAATCTCCAAGTAGTATTTTTATCTAAGATAGGTACACTTTATGGTAACTCATCATCAGGAGAAGTACAAGGTATGCTTGATGGTGACATGAAAGCATTTGACAGTAGAAAATCTAAGATTAATTATCTT